CGACGAACATCCAAAGCCATCAACTGTTGAGTCCGATTCGTGTCCAACCAAGTCCGAATACTTTTCAGGCTCCTCCCTATGCGAGGACGGTCACCTTTCCGTTGATCTCAACGATGATCAGTATGACGGTGCTCCAGCAACTTGGTACGCACTAGAGGAGAACAGCACTCCTGTCCCCATGGTTACAATCCATGCGATAGTCAGCGATCTGTTCACTCCGGGGTGTGTTGTTGATCTGAAAGATGCGGTAGAGGCTGGCCTCAAGCCATCAGACAGGGCAGGGTTCATAAAGTGGTTTAGAGAAGATTCACGGATTCAACAGGTGTTTGTATCGCCGAACTGGCGTCGACAAAGAATCAGCACGGTTCTCTTTGGTGTTGCGGACATTATTATTGTCTCAGGGGGTTACGGCCCGTATCTGAACGGCGGGGACGTCACCACACCTGACGGTGAAGAACTGCGTAAAGCGTGGAGCAACTCCCCAAGGGTCACCCCTCGTATCGGGTCAGTGCTTCCTCACGAGTCGTAGGCGTGCTTCGCTAGACCTAGATCAAAGGCGAGTTGTGGCTCGTTGCCGATCCTGCGATGGCACTCCCGGCAGACGCACATAAGGTTTGACTCGTCAAGTATTGACCCGCCCTGCGACCGCCTTACGAGTTCGTGGACATCAACGGACGGTCTGCGTATATAGACCATGAGGTCGTCGTACGCAGCGAACTTAGGGCATGCCTCGCACCACCGTCGTTCCGACAGCAACCTGGCCACGAGCGGGCGGCGGAGTTTGTACTCCTCCTCCTTCTTCTTGGACCTATTCCTCAATCGTCAAGTTCTTCCGAGAGCCTTTTGGTGTCAATCTCTGAAAATCTCCAAGCACCAGCCAAGGATGACCAGAGCGCCTCGTCAATCTGCGTTGGGTCAATGCCAAAACTCTCGGTCATTTCCCTATGCTTCTCGATTGCTCTCCGTAACAATGGGGCATCATCGTCGTCAACGGCATCGTGAGCAATGTTGATGCGCTCGCACTCATCAAGCCTTTTCTCCACGTGATAACGGAAACGGAGAACCTTTTTCTTGCGTTCCTCCGAAGAAGCCTGCGCCTCGGCCAGCAGTCTGATCCCGTCATCGCCAAGCGACCCGTACATCTCCTGATCGTCCTCTTCGTGTTCTTCAATCTCTTTGACCTGTTGGTCAAGATTATTGAGGAGGGCAAGAATATTGACCATCCACCTATCCCGGTTGTCGGGGAGGCGGAGGTACATCTTTTGCTCATCGGTTACTTTGTTCTTAACATCATCGGCGACGAGTCTTGCAAACTGATCGTCGGGCATCATGGCTTCATCGCTCCCAGGCGGGGCAGGTCGGCTTGTATGAGCACCAATCGCAGAGCTTTGTTCTGTTCGTGCTGAAGTTGTCTGTTTCGCATGATTCTCTTAGTTCTTCCCAGACCCTGGCAACTGTCTCCCTGGTCTCGGCCCTGAGTTGTTCGGTTGCTTCATACACTACCCGAGTCCCCTTGCCCTTCAGGTAGATGAGTTCCGACGAGCCCACCGGGAAGCCCTTATTCTCCTCAACAAGATCGGCGTAGACCATGAGTTGAAGTTTCTTGTCTCGGTCGTATGGGGGCTTAGAAACCTTGCCCGTCTTGTAATCGCCGATGGTGGCGACTCCGTCAGAAACGCTCCACCTGTCAATGAAACCAAGAACCGGCACGCCAGCAACATGACCCCTTACCTCGTCTTCAATCCCAGCAAGGTCTACCTGATTGGGGTCTTCAAGACCAAAGTAGTTCTCGACGCACTGCCAAGCGTTCCATCGCATCATGTGCTGCGCATAGGCCCCAAGACCCAGAACTTCCTCAGCGTGCTTCTGCCACTTGTCGTGCCATATCTGCACCATGGCTGTCCTGGCGAAGGCCACGGTACGTGAGCCCTTCTCTTCCTTGAATAGGGCTTCAAGAACTTCATGCGTCATGTTCCCGATGGCTTGCGCCTCGGTCTGCTCGTCGGGGATCTTGTCAATCCTCCCGAGCTTGAACTTCAACGGACACTGAAGCCATGTTGAAATGGACGACGGCGAGAGCCTCTCGGGCATCTGCGCCACGGTTTAGTCTTCCTTCGTTGTTGCGCCAAGTTTGATCCTGAGGATCTCGGCGACACAGGCTTTGAGTTGCGCCTTTGTGGTTGAGCCACCACGCTTTGGCTTTGGCTCGCCTGGGTAGGTGTTCTGCCACCACTCTCCAAGTGCGGCCTTCTCACCCTTGTCCATGGCGGAGATGTGTTCGTCAAAAGCATCCCACATCTTGTCCTCGTCCGTTTTCTCAGCAGCCTGTTTGGCGGGCTTTTCAACAACTGGTGCGACCGGGGTTTCGTACGCCTCGTCGGCATAGATTGCGTCGTCTGTACGTGCGAGGTAGAGACCGAGGCCAATCTGCTGTAGTGCTTTCTTGAGTGCGTCGGAGACTGCGCCCTTGAACTCGTCGCCAAGGTCGAGGATCTCGCCAGTCTTCTTGCGTTTGACCGCCTGTCCGCCGACACCGTCGTAAGTTGCGTGAACCTTCTCATTCGTCTGATTGCTAGGCACGGTGATGCTGACACGGACATGAGCGATCACCCAGTCGGGGTCAAGTGCATCGCGGCCAATGCTGACGACCTCGCTAGACCAGTTGCCAATCCCAATCACCTTGTTCATCTTGTTGATGACTTCGGCGATGGGAAGATAGGTCAGTGCCCGACCGCTCTTGTTGACCGTTCGTTCCATCTCGACCGGAAATGGGTCGGATAGGGCTAGGTAAAGTTCGTTATTGTTCATGTTCATTCCTCCGTTGATTGTTCTTCTTGTGAAAAAGCGACGCCCATATTGCGTACTACTAACGATGTCTTGGGCTCGCCGACATCGCAGTATTCGTCGGCCACGAGACCGATCTTTGACAGGTTCTTGACCCGCCAATACGAGACTGCGCCATAAGACAGCATCTCAAGCATCATCTGCTCGGTGCTCTTCATGACCTCGCCCGTATCCATGTCAATGGACGATGCAACAATCCTGGTTGCAACCTCGTTTGCGAGTTCGTCGTGCCTCCACGACTTCCTCGGTGCGCCGACTTTCTTCTCAATCATCTTGTTGCCAAAAACGATCTCAGGGTTCTCACCCATGATCTCAATCAACAAAGACGAAGTGTATTCCCACGCATCGGCTAGTCGACCCTTGACTTCGTGCAGGTCGGCGATCAGTAGTGCGAGCGAGTCTTGATCGCCTGCGTATTCTTCGGCTTTTTCATGAGCCTGTTCAATGAGTGCCTCAATAGAGGAGCGCCAGCTCTCGTCGTACATTTTTCCTCTTTCAATAAGTTAGGTGTATTTACTAGACGATGATCGTAACACGATTCCGCTGAGGAAGTCCAAGTCCTGCCAAAAAAGTGTAAGCACCCACGGCGGAGTCCACCTGGTCGTCGTGGTTGCATGCTTCTGGGAAAGACGACATTTCGTCAAGCCACTCGGTTAGCCATGAGCCAGCAAGAACCCTGACATTACCGTTAGCGACCGCCGCCGCAAATGGCCTTGCTCGCGTTGCTTTGTCGCCAGTTGCCCTAACGCCCATGAAGTCGTAGCCCGGGACGACATACCTTGCGTATTGGTCTAGAAGGTTCTTGCCGGCCGATCCTGGCTCCTGCTCAACTCTGATGGAAACGGTCGGCCCATCGTCGGCAGCGGTCTGAGCGATGAGGCGTTCTACGGCTTCACCCTTGCCCCTAATCCTCTTCACATCCATAATCCAGGCAATGCCTTTGTCAAACATCATCAACGTACCCACGGTCCAGTCCGGGTCGGGGTTGGAGTACGACGGCTCGGTCGCTGCCATGTCCCAGAACCTGACTACCCTGGCTGAACTCGTAGAGAACTCTGGCATCTCAAATGGGTCAATAATGACAAAGTCCTGTCGCTGAAACATTGAGCCAAGGGAGGTGACCCACCAGTCGCCGTCCTCTAACCTGCGCCGTTCAATCGGATCAAGTTCGGCGAGTGCCTTACGGTATGAGTCGGGGTCAATGCCGGGGTTGTCGGTGAGTTTTGACGGAACGAAGATCCTGCCGTGCGATGTGCCCTCAACCAAGAACCTCTGTCTTACCCAGTTTGGAGCGGGGTTGGAGGCGCACCTCATTCTCAGGGGAACTTGGGATAACGGGCCAGACGATGGGCGACGGAGTCGAGAGAACAGATAACGATAGTCGGACTCCCTGATCTCGGTGACTTCGTCCATGCCAATGAACTGCAACTCGACACCCTTGTAACGGAGGTAGTCGTCCTTGTTGTTCAGGTAACCAAACCCGATCCTTGCCCCCGAGGGGAAAGTTGCGGTATAGGTGTTGGCGTTCCACCTGACATCGTCGTGAGGTGCGATCCATTCCCTGAAACGATCCATAAGGGCTCCAGGGAGAGTGAGGTCTTGAAGGGTGCGCCTGAATAAAAGGGCGGAATACCCCGGGATATCCACATACTGCATTGCGGCCATAAGTAGGGCCGAAGACTTGCCACCGCCTGCCGCCCCACCGAACAGAGCCTCCATGGCGTTTGTCCTGAGGAAAACCTGTTGCTGAACTGACGATTTCTCAGGACAGTACGGCGGTTCTTTCGGTTTCAGGAATCGCAGTATTTCTTCCCAGTTCTGGGTCATATCGCTCCGTCTAGTAGTATCTGCCCTACCCACATCTCCTAGGAATGTAAGGTGGTAGCGTGAGATTACCGCGCCGCGTGTTACAAAAGATCAAAGACGGGATTGGAGGCAGGGGTTTTATGGCCTACATGCTTCTCATATCCTTTGTGGTGTGTACCCCAATCGGGGTTTTCTTCTATTCCACCGGAGCAGGTTTTGTGTCAATCGGTGCCTGCTCGCTTGTTGGTGCAATGATCCTCGGAGCTGAATAATGGCCTGGAATACCGGCGGAAATAAGTCCCTGTCCAACGACTCAACGAAGGTCATCCCGCCTGGTGCGCCGATCTCAACCAACCCTTCTTACGCCGTTCGTGGCTACCACGACTCGTGGGATATTGAGAGGGTCTATCGAGACGGCGTCAAGAAGGTCACCTGGGTTTACCGTTGTATTGACGCAATCGCAGGTAACCAAGCACGCCTGCCAATCATGGGCCACAAAGACAACAAGCCGGGTGGCGAAGTAGTCAAAGACGCTGCCATTCTTGACATCCTGAATATGCGCGCAAATGTGGGCGAAGACTCCTTCGCTTTCAGGTACAGACTTTCTGCCCAACTCCTCACCTCAACCAGGGGTGCGTTCGTTGAGATCGTAAGAGGACGAGGCGGTAACCCAATCGCCCTCCACCTACTCCCCCCGCAGTTCACATCTCCGATTCCCGACCCAAGAAAGTTCGTGTCCTCCTTTGAGGTCAGGCTTCCCAATATGTCGGTTCAGTATGTCAAGCCTGAGGATGTCCTCTGGTTCAAGCATCCGCACCCACTTGACCCGTATCTCTCCATGACTCCACTTGAGGCAGCTGGCATTGCCGTTGAACTTGAGTCGCTAGCGAAGTTCTATAACAGGAACTTTCTCGTGAACGACGGAAGGCCAGGCGGTCTGTTGGTCGTCAAGGGCGAAATGGACGAAGACGACAAGGACGAACTCAGGTCACGATTCCGCGGGAACATCGGTCGAGCTGGCGCAACATCGGTCGTCGCTTCATCCGACGGGGTGGACTACGTTGACACAGGAGCGTCACCGCGCGAGGCGTCCTACATTGAGATGAGGCAGATCTCCAAAGAAGAGATCCTGTCGGCCTTCGGTGTACCCGAGTCTGTTATTGGTAATGCCGCAGGACGCACCTTCTCCAACGCCGTTGAAGAGACCAGGGTGTTCTGGCTTGAGACGATGCCACAGCACCTTGAGATGTTGGCCAGAGGCATGGATGCCCTTCACCCCGACCTCTACTTTGACTTTGATGTTTCGGGTGTGCCGGTATTGCAGATGGCCAAGAACGAAGCCGAACGTTACCTCATGCAGGAGTTCGGCTCCGGTCTCATCACGGCAAACGAATATCGC